CACCACCACCGCCAACACCCCCACCCCCCATCAGCGATGCCATCAAGGGCCGCACAATCAGCAAGCGGTTGAACTCAGCCAGCAGCGTGTTCACCAGCTGCTTGATGGAGGTGTGGCCCGAGGTCATCAACTCGGTCAGCGAGTCTTCAATGCTGCTCGTGGTGCGCTCGAACAGGCGCTCGGTCACGGCGGCCATGTTCCCTGAGTCCTCCACATACTTGGCCACCACATTGCGCATGCCCACCGCAGCATCACGCTGGGTGTCATAGGCCTCCTTGGCGGCCTCGGTGTAGCGCTTGAGCTTGTCGGCCCGGTCGGCTTCAATCAGGTCGCCCTTGCCAGGGCTGTTCAGCAGCTCCTTGCGCGCATCGGCCTCCAGCTTCAAGGCGTAGGTGGCAATGTTGCGCTGCAGCGTGTTCTTTCCGATCAAGTTGGTTTCTTCGCGCAGCCTGGCCACGTCGTCATCCACCACCTTCGAGCTGCCCCGCAGCCGCTGCACCAGCAGCTGGTCTTCTTCGGCGTTCACGGCATCACGCACCGCAGCGGCCTTGGCGTTGTACAGGCTTGAGCCCTTCACCAAGATCTTCTCGTCAATGGCCGCAATCTCTTGCGCCACCCGGGCCTCGCGGTTGCTCAGGGCTTGGGCATCGGCCGCAGCGCGCAGCTTCTCCACGCGCTTGTCAATGCGCTCGCCTTCCTTGAGCTGGGCCAACTGCAGCTTCTCACCGTCCACCGCATCGGCCATCTTGCGCAACTCAGCCGCGGCGCCGGCGGCCGTGCCCTTGAGCTTGCCGTGCGCAAGGTCATAGTCCAGCACCGTGCGGGCCGTGTTTTCCACCGCCCGGCCGTATTTGTCGAACTGGGCAATCTGCTGGCCCAAGGCAGCACGCTCATCACCAAGGCCCTGCAGTCGGACTTGTACTGCGTTTTGCTCAGCTGCAGCCTGCGCTACGCCACCAGGGTTGAACTTCTTTCGCAAAGCTGCGATGTCGGTATCTTGCTGAGCTTTTGAAGGAGCACGGCCAACAGCCGCCAGATCGATGACATTGCGCTTGTATCGCTCAATCTCCTTGTTCAGCAAGCTCTGACCCTTGGTCTCATCTTGGAGCTTGTCAATGGCAACCTGTGCCACCTTGGCGCGATCCTCAAGCCTCTGTTTCTGGCTGTTGACCACAACCGACAAGGACTCTCGAAACTGCCTCTCCTGCAAGGCAAAGATGTTTTGCTGAAGACCAACAATTGACTGCGCTGCCTCCTCAGATGCCCGCCTGAACCCTTGACGCTTCAGCACGTCAGCATCAGAACGGGCTTTGCTGATCTTGGACTGCAAATCTGAGATCTGGTCACTGAAGGTGGCATCACGACCATTGCCTTTTGACGAGTCCCAAAACTCACTCCACGCATTGCTGGCAGATCGCAGAGCCCTTGTAAGAATGCCGACGTTTTGTGCCCCCGCGCCGCCCATGTGCTCAAAAAGCAAGCGGTTTACTTCCAGAGCAGCACGGGTGACATTGCCCTGTTCTTCGAGCTCCTGGATGTACTTGAGCTGAGCAGCCGACAAAAAGTGATAGCTCTTGTCCGCGTCGGCAGCCCAACGCGAAACACCCGTCGACATGCCGGAGAATTTTTGTATCACCTCCTCCGTACTTTGCCCTGAGATGCGCGCAAAGCGCACAGCAGCAATGGACATGGACTGAAGGACCTCAGGCGCAACACGCCCTGTCGCTGCAAGACCAGTGATCATCTCGCGTGTTGTTCCAACGCTTTCACTTGTGGCTACAGCGACGTTGCGAACCATGTCTCGCAAGCGATCATTGGTCAAGGCCGCATAGTTGCCCGTAAGAAGCAGGCTGTCATTCAGCTTCCTCTGCTCTTCGTAGCCTTGAAACGCAGCCGTTCCAAGCACGCCAACAGTGGCAGCCAATGCACCAACAGCCAATGTCACCGGGGACACTGCGGCACCGAGCTTGGCAAACAGCGGGCCAATGCCACCAAACGCATCCTTCACTTGCCCACCCTGTTGCAGCAAGATCGTGAAGGGCGAGGCGCCAGAGGCCAGCGAGGCCGCCACGTCACTGGCCGTGTAGTTCAGGGCCATCATCTCTTGGCGCGTCAGCTTCGAGCTGCTCGCCACGCCCGCCAGGTTGCTGGCAGTCCTGGCCAAGCCGGCCGTGCTGGCTGTGGCCTGCTTGGTGGCCTCAGCCTGCAGGCCCACCGTGCCCCGGCTCATCTGCTCAGACAGCTGCTTGGCAAACGCCGCCACGCGGGCATCAGCACGGTCAAAACCCGTGGTCAGCTCGCCATCGTCAACCGCCAGCTTGACGCGAAATTCCTTGTTCATCTGTCAGTGCCTCATGCTTTCGGGGTTGGGGGCCGCTGCTCATCCAGCCAGGCCAGTGCGCCTTGCTCCATCACCTGCAGGTCATGGAACACATCGGCAAACGCCTGTGCAGGCACCTGCAGCACGCGGTCCATCACCAGCGCCACGGCTTGGTAGTCCAGGCCGATCACGCCATTGGCACCGCAGCGCCACTGCGTCAGCACCGCCAGGAAGGCCGCCACAGCCTGCTGCACGCAAGGCAACAACTCAAAGGCCGCGTCACCTTGGGGCTGCTCCAAACGCAAGCCCAGGGCCGCCAATGCAGCGGCCTGGGTCTGCGTGTCGGGGCTGCCTTGCATGCACACGCGCGCGGCCTCGGTCAGTTTTTTGCGCGCACTTCCGTGCAGGCCTTGATCCACTGGGCCAGCACCTGCTCACCCAGCTCCTCGAAGTTGCCCAGCAAGCGGTCAATGCTGGCCACAGACAAAGGCACTGCCGTGCCGTTGTCTTCCACCACGTTCCAGCTCTGCACCACTTCGGCAAACAACACGCCGTTGGTCAAGCCATTGGTGCCAACCTCGGTGAAGCGGTGCAGCAGCATCTTTCGGTCATCACGGTCCATGAAGCGGCACACCAGCTGCAGCGTGGTGGCCTCATCAATGGGCTTGGGTTGGGCGTCACCCAGGGCGATCACTTCCACAGGGCCATTGGCGCCCATCACCACAGATGCAGAGCCAAAGGGCACATTCACCAGCACCGTGGGGGCGGGGTTGATCTTGAACATTTCGTTTTCTCCACCAGGTCAAAAAAAAGGCGGCTGCAAGCCAAAGCCCACAGCCGCCCAAAGCACCCCGACCTTCCCGCCGGGGCGCCGCTCTGGCACACGCAAAACAGCCGTGCGCCGCCGCCCTCAGAAAGAGGTCACGATCCGCAATTCATCGTTACCCGAGCCCGCAGGGTCAGGCACCACGCGCAGGTCATAACCCACCATGCGCTTGCCGTTCACTTCACCCTTGGTCGGGTTGGTCAGCTGCACCGAGGGGCTGTACACCAGCACCCGGTTGCCCGCCACCGTGCCGTGCACCATGCCCATCGAGCGCAGCGTGGCAGCCTTCACATCGGCCATGAAGCTCACTTCATCGGCCGCGGTCAGGTCCAGCATCACCTTGGCCGTGATGTCCCGGCCCGTCATGTCCACCGTCTCCACGCCCACCAGGGGCGTGAAGTTCACCTGGTTGCCGCTGGCCAGCTCCAGGCCTTGCGAGGTGTAAGGCGTGCCACCAGCCAGCACAGGCGCACCCGTGTTGCTGTGCGTGCAGCCGAACTTGATCGACTGGCTGTTCGCATTGCTCACCACCTGCGGCGTCTTGAACGCGGTCAGCGTCGTGCTGCCAGCGTTCTGCACCACGTCGCCACCATCGAGACCAATGAACTTGAACGACAAGACCGGTTTGCCACTCACATTCAGGCGGGCCGACCACTCACCACGCGCGCCCACCAGCTTGTGCAGCACACCGTCGTCAAAGTAGTAAATCGTGCAGGTCTCAAAGCCGCTGGAAATCAGCGTGTAGTCCACACGTGTGGAGGCCGTCACGGTCTCGGCAAAGCCGCAGGCACGCAGCAGCGCACCCCAGGCGGGCGCCACACCAGCGCTGCCACTGCCCACCAGCTCCACATCAAACTGCACTTCTTTGTGGGCCGGGCCCAGCAGCTGCTCAGAGCCACCCAGGTAAGGCCGCACCAGGCCCCGGTCCACGTTCGAGGCGCTCAGCGGCGTCACGCTCTGGTTGCTCACCAGCATCGCATTGGCTGCGCCCGTGGGGGCCGCGTCCGTGCCAACGGTCGCTTCGATCTTGGCCAAGATGGCCGAATTTCGCGTCAAGCGGTTTGCCATGGCCCTTACTCCACGTTGCCCACGGCGCCAGGCTGCTCAGCAGCGGCCTCATCCGTGGTGGGGTTGGTGTCAGTGGCCTCGATCAGGGTGAGCTCACCCGTCACAGGGTCACGCGAATAGCTGCCACCACGCGCCGGGTCAATCGGCTGTGGCGTGCTGATGGGTTGTCCGTTTTCAGACATGTCAGGTCCTCGGGGTCAGGGAGTTGAAATCGGTCATGTGCTGCACGCTGATGAACAACGTCATGCACGCCAAGTTGGGGTCCGCCTCGGCAAAGCTGGCCTGCACCTCGGTGCTGGCCACCAGCTGGGTCACACCCAGCGCAGCCATGTCAGCCACAGCCAGGCGCTGGTACACGGCCTGCAGCACCGGGCCCGCCACGTCCTCAGGGTCCACATCACCCGTGGCCCGCGCATAGCAGTCCAGCGCGATCGAGCTGGTCCAGTCCGTGGGCCCATTGGCCATCGTGGCCTGGTCGCCTGAGCTGCGATCAAACCGCACCACCACCGCCGTGTTCAAGTTGGCTGCAATGGGCTTGAGGCGCCCACGCATCACCACATCAGCCACAGCCGTGGGCCCGGCCAGCAAGTCACGCAAGGCCCGCGTGATCGACACAAAAGCAATGTCAGTCATGCGCGCCTCACGCTCTCACCAAAGCCAGGTACAGCAAGCTGAAGCCCGTGCCATCAGGCAGGTGCTGCTCTACCGTGTAGGTGCCGCCTGGGTGCACATCGCTCGCAGGCACCACCAGCTGCTTGCTCTCCACATCGGCTGGCACCGATGCAGTGGGCAACCAGTAAGAGGGCTGCGAAGACGTCATGCCAGGCCCGCCCAGCCCAGAGTGAACGGCCGGGTCTGCGAACAGCCCCAGCACTGCCACACTGTCCAGCTGGGCAGGCCGGCCCCAGTCCTGCATGAACACGGCCGGGTCTTCAGTGATCATGGTCAAGCGGCCCTGATCAGCTCACCGCGCCAGCGATCAGGAAGCCGGCGTTGATACCCGTCAGCACCGCCTGGTAGGCGTCAGACATGGGGTAGTACCAGGTCTTGGTGTTGCTGTCGTAGTAGCCTTCTTCCACCTCGGGGTAGCCCTCGAGCTGGTAGGTGTAGCCAAACGAGGGCGAGCCCATGTCCTGCATCGACTTGGGCACCGTGGCCGCCAGGATCACATCCTTGCCCCAGATGTCGGTGAACTTCTGGGTAGCTGCGTCATAGGTCACCTCTTCACCGATCACGATGTTGATCTTGAACAGCATCTTCAGCTGGTCCATCGTTGCGATCTTG